GAGCCGAAAACAATTGAGGAACTAAGCAGAAACGGATTTAATTGCAAGAAAGCTGATAAAGATGTATGGGCCGGCATCATGAAGGTTAAATCACATCCTTTGCATATTGTACATAATAGCAATAATCTGAAAGCAGAACTGCAATCGTACAAATGGAAAACGGATAAAGATGGTAATATAGCATCGGACGAATCACCTGTTAAGGAACATGATCACTTACTGGATGCCATGCGTTATGCTATCTTTACCAAATTAACAACTAAATCACCCAGCTGGGTAGCATTCTAATGAGTTGGATTACCAAAATTTTAGGCATCGAAAAGATTAAAACGAAAGCGATGTCATTCCCTGGTATTTACATTGGCAATCATGTAAACTTTTTCAGGTGGGATAAGGATGCGAATGCATACACCAACAACGATACTGTTTTTACGGTTATTAAAAAGATAGCAAGGAAAGCATCAAATGTGCCTCTTTATACCTATCTGCCAAAGAATCAAACATCTTTAAAGAGATATAAGCACAGCCCTGTTAATAACGTGCAACGCTACCAATTAGACCGGGTAAAGGCATTGGATGAGGTTGTAAGCAATAGCGCTTTGTCAGAGCTTATCAATAACCCTAATCCTTCACAGGGTGCTGATTCATTTTATGAGGGGCTGTTTTCGTTTTATGTTTTGTTTGGTGAGTGCTTCATTTGGTTAAATAGGGGCGGTATTGAAAATGGAGAGGTGCTTGAGATGTATATCATCCCTCCTGCAAAGGTTGAAATTGTACCTGATCCACAGGATTTATACGGTGTTAGTGGGTATCTGATAGATTTGGGCGGTAAGTTTATCCCAATTGCAAAGACTGACATTATACATTGGAAAACATTTAACCCGAATTTTGATGCTGTTGATCGCAGTCATTTGCGTGGGTTTAATCCAATGATTCCGTTAAAAAGAAGGCTGCAACAGGATAACGATGCAATGGAGGCCGCTGTTGCAATGTTTCAGAATGGGGGCGCAAAAGGGGTGCTGACAAACGAAACACTAGATAACTTAACACCTGAGCAAGCTGGGCAGTTAAGGTCAGTTATTGACAATAAAGTCAATAATGCTGCAATGAAGGCCGCTGTTGCTACTTTGCAGGGCAAATGGGATTATTTGGATATTGGCAAGGATTCAGTTGACATGCAGCTACTTGATAGTCAAGATAAAACAATGGAGCGCATTGCGATGGCCTTAGGTGTAGATCCGGATATCTTAGTACCTGGTCAATCATTTAGTAACAAAGAATGGGCACAAAAGAAATTTGTTACTGATCTAATTATGCCAATGTGTAACAGCTTAAGGGATGAACTTAACAGAGGTTTGGTGACATCATTTAAGAGCCGTGAGTATTTGGATTTTGATTTTAGCGCAATACCTGAATTGCAAGATGATTATAGCAAAATGTCAACTGTTTATAACGGCATGTTTGACAGGGGCGCAATCACAGGTAATGAGTATAGGCAATTGTTAGGCTTTGAGCCAACAACGGAGCAAATGCATAGTAAGTATTTAATTACAGGCAATTACGGGCTTATTGAGGATATTGATGTACCAAACGAATCGGGCAGCCATGATGAAAGCGGAGAGTACAACGATTATATGGCTTAAAGATTACGGATGGCAGTTTGTGAACGTTTGTATATTTGAGGCACTAATTAATACAGAGGCAATAAAATTTTATAAGTTTATACAACACAATGTCACAAACAATAGAAATTAAAAAGTATTGTCAAAGCATTGCAAAGCGGAAATATCCGGAAACAGAAAAAGAAAAGAGGTGTATTAACGAATACGGTAAATTGATTATAAAACGTGGTCATTTCACAAAGGAACTGATTAACTTTATCTCAAAATATGACGGCAAGACAGAGGCGAATATATTGGAACAGGGAAAGGAATAAAGCCGTTAAATACATCACAAAGTATCAAAAGAGGTTTTACAATGCTTTGCAGTCAGATATGCAAGGTTTTCAGAATGCCCTAAGAAATAGCGAACAGGATGCAAGGCGCTATGTAAATAACCTGCTTTTTAGTGATGGCATAAGCGGCGCAATGGCTGCTTTAATTCGTGAGGTTGGTGTAAGATATGCAAGGCAGAATTATGATAGTTTACGTAAAGAAAAGCAGTTTAACACATCTGAAGAATGGATTCAATTGATAATGGAATATCTAGGTACTAATTTTTACAATAATGGCGTACTTCAAATTGTAAAGACTAGCCGTACAATGATGTTGGATATATTAGAATTAGGCAATCGGGAGGGGTGGGGGTATGCTGATTATGCTCAGTACATTAGCCAAAATGTGCCTGGTTTAAATAGGAATAGAGCCGATATGATTGCACGTACTGAGGTTGGCAGGGCTATTCATGCAGGAACTTTTGTAGGTGCGGACAAATCACCATTTGAAAAGCAGAAAATATGGGTAGCCGCAAAAGATAACAGAACGAGGGGCAATCCATTTAAAGGGCAAAAGGATAAAGCAGATCATTGGCATTTAGATGGGCAAACGGTAGATTTTAATGATAAGTTTGTGGATCGCAGATCGGGAACAGAATTAGATCATCCACACGATCCACAGGCAAAAGCGGTAGATGTTATCCGTTGCCGTTGTACATTTGCAATTACAAACAAAAGGGATGCAAATGGTAGGTTGATCAGGAAAAATAATATAGTTGACACATTTAGATAAAAATTACAATATATCAATTCAATTTTGTTAATATGCCAAGTCCAAGAGCAAACGAAAATAGAGATCAGTTTTTAGATAGGTGTATGGGTGATAGTGAAATGGTTGGTGAATTTGGAGAAAACGATCAAAGGTATGCGGTTTGCGTTTCTTATTGGCAAAATAAAAAAGTAATGAATACTATTCAGCATAAGGTTTACGATTTAAAAGCGCTTGATGTAGATACGTCAAAGCGCAGCGTAAAGGTTGCCATTGCTGAAATGGATAGCGTGGATAGGGACGGTGATGTATTTGAAAAATCTGCATTCGATAAGACTATAGCAGAGCGCGGACCTAATGGGTCAAATGAGATTTGGCATTTAGTAAACCATGAACGTAAACTTGAAAGTAGTCTAGGTAAATTCCAAAAGCTATATAAAGAGGGCAAATACATTGTAGGTGAGAATAGTTACCGAGATATGTTCCTTTGGAAAGAAGTTGCATGGCCTCTTTATGAGCGTGGTGACATTACCCAGCACAGCGTTGGGTTTTCTGTTCTCAATCAGCAAAAAGGGGTTGATCACAATGTAATTACTCAAGTGGCTTTGTGGGAAGGTAGTGCGGTGTTATGGGGTGCTAATCCTAATACCCCGACTTTTGAGGTTGTAAAATCCTTTTTGGAGCAAAAGAAAGAAACAGCTTTTGATTATATGGCCTGGGTTATTAAAAAGCTGAAAGAAGGTAAATACACAGGTGAAAACGAATCTTTACTTATAAACGAATTGCACGAGGTTTCTAATCTATTTATGCCGCAGGAAACTGCACATAATAAAATTGAGCCGCAGGAAACTGCACTTGGTTTAAACGATCTGAAATCTGCAATAGACATACAATTATTAAAATTTTACAAATAACAAAAAATGGCAAATGAAATCCTCGATGCCTTGAATCCCTTAGTGGATGGCATCAAATCAGAAATCAAGTCAGTAGATATGAAGCTGGCTGCAGACATCGCTCAACTCAATGAGGATGCACAAAAGAAAAATGAAACAATTGGCGAACTGGCTAACAAAGTAAAAGAAATGTCAGCTTCTGCTAATCGTTTGAAATCCGGTATTGAAAGCGAAGCAAAGAAGGACTGGTCGAATTCTGACAAGTTCAAATCTGCAATTATGGATATAGTTGCTGAGAACTTTGACAAGATCAAATCTGAAACTGCTTTTACAGCTACTAAGGATGTAAAAGATATGAGCCTTACTAGTAACTTAACTGGTACTTCTCAAATCAGCTACGTTCCTAACGCAATCATGCGTTCTTTCTTCAATCCACATCTTTATGATGTTTTCCGCATCATCCCTACTGCTACAGGTAACGTAACTTTCCCTCGTGCAAGTGATACAGTTAGTGAAGGATCTTTTGGCGCTCAAACAGAAGCAAACAGCAAAGCACAGATTGACTACAACATCACAATGGTTAACGTTGCAGTTCCTTTTATTGCTGGTTTTGCTAAAGTTAGCCGTCAAATGCTGCAGGATCTTCCTTTCTTACAAGCTTACCTTTCTCAGTCGCTTGTTGAAGATTGGAACAGAGCGGTTAACACACGTTTCTTGAATACAATCGCTTCCGGATCAACTGCCCTTTCTTCTGCTGCTACTGTTAATGCAGAGAAAATGATTGATGGTGTTGCACAACATGGCGCGCTTGGTTTGGGTCAGCCTAACTTGATCTTAACTACTCATGCTTCATGGGCTACTTTGATGAAAACTAAGCCGGGTGACTACAGCATCCCAGGTGGTGTTACAATCGGAGCTAACGGAGAAACTCGCATCGTTGGTGTACCTGTTGTTCCTCATTCTCAGGTTACTGGTTCACGTTTCTACGTTCTTAATACAGAGGCTTTTGGTATCGCTCAGGCTTCTGCTCTTAGCGTTCGCAGCACAGAGTTTGATGATAAAGATTTCCAAAAGAATCTCATCACTTACCGTGCAGAAGCTCGCATCGAGCTACTCAGCTTCCAACCAAAAGCTGCTGTATACGGCACTACAGGAACTGCTTAATCGGTGTTTGTTTAGAGTTGGTTTGCAATTACAGGCCCTCCATTTTTGGGGGGCTTTTTGTATATTTGGGGTATGAAAGCAGTTTGTCTAAGCCTAGCAAGTAGAAATGATAGATGGGAGTTAGCCAAAAAACAATTTGAAGAACAGGGTTTAGAAGTTGAAAGGTTTTTAGCTATTGAGAATGAGGATCGGTTTTTGTCTTTTAATTTATCACAACAGGCTATATTACAAAGCATTACCGAAATAACAATGGTTTTTGAGGATGATGTTGTATTTATAAATAATATGGTTAAGCATATTATATGTACGGCTCCAGATGGTTGGGATATGCTTTATTTAAGCGGTCACGTATTAATGCCATTAAAACACGTGCAAGATCATTGGTGGCGATGTAAACATACCCATACCACTCATTCTGTAATTTATACACCTGAGGCTGCAAAGTATATTTTAGATAAATACGATCCATATAAAAGCGGGATTTATGATGATTTTCTTTTACGTGAAATACAGCCTAATTTAAAAGCTTATATTTGTAAGCCATTCGTGACAACACAAAGGCCCGGTTATTCTGATTTATGGCAGACTGATACTGATTACGGAATACATCACACACAAAGCAAACTATTATGAGGATAACGCATATTACTTTCAGTGATGAGAATATGACGGAGAGTGCTTTTTTGTGCAGAGAAAGTGCTTTAAAAAATGGCGCTGACATATCAATAATGTACAATAAGTCCTGTTATTCTGATGAGTTTAAAAGAATGAATGAAGATGTATTAAATAAAGAAAGGGGAGCCGGATATTGGTTATGGAAACCTTATATAATAGAGAAAAAACTTAGTCAATTATCTGATAATGATGTATTGGTTTATACGGATGCTGGTGTTGAAATTGTAAATAGACTTCAAATAATTATAGAAAAATTAGATTCTGATGTATGGCTTTTTGGTAATAACTACAGGCATTTAGATTGGTGTAAAATGAATGTAATGGATTTTGTTTTGCCAGACTGGATGTTTAATTATTATGAAGATTCAAGGCAAGTACAAGCATCTGTTATTATAATAAGAAATACATTATCAGCAAGGTTATTTATTAGGGAATGGCTTAAATTATGTCAAATAAATGGATTTATAGATGATAGCGAAAATAATGTACAGAATGATGTACATTTTATTGAGCATAGGCATGATCAGGCTATTTTAACATGTTTGGCATATAAGTACGGGATAAAATTACATTGGTGGCCTGCACATTATAATGATGGCCAATTTATATACGATAAGCATCCGCAATTTAAAGATGATGATTACCCTGTAATATTTCATCATCACAGAAAACGAAATAACGAATGGTAACAAGTTTAAGCATAGGCAACGGTGGATTAGGTAGATTTGGAAATCAATTATGGACTATTGCCGGGGTAATAGGTATTGCAAAAGCTAACAATATAGATTTTGGTTTTCCTAAATGGGTAAATAAGGATAATGCTTTATTTGGTGGTTTTGCAGATACAATGGATAGGTTTTTTGTAAACAAGTTGCCTATTATACCGGATGGCAGGCATTGGGGTAATTATGGGTATTTTTGGGGTTATAGGGATATTACTTTAGAAAAAGGTGATTGGAATATAGATGCACATTTGCAAAGCCCTAAATTCTTTGAGCATTGCATTAATGAAATAAGGCATTATTTTACAAT